GAAGAGAGGCACCAAATAGTGCAATTTAAGCAAAACAAGAAAAGAATAGACCCTCGGTATTTTCTACACGAAGCTCGCATAAAGCCCAAACAGATTGCCCCCAAGATTGATGAGTTTAGAAAAATAGTCCAGGATCTGCTCCACCGCGTCGACGTCGACCCCGAGGATATATCACAGCATTTTCACCAGTTGACAAGGGGGGTACCCGCTGCTAAGCTAAAGCAGGCGCTGGAGCAAGGTGAAGCCGTTGCAAGAGAATTTGTTGAAAATTACGTTTCTCGTAGTGGACGAAGAGTTAGCCGAGATCCCAGACAAATGAATTTGGGTCTTGGAGATATTAGGACGATTAGTCAAGAGATACGCACTTTAGCTAGGAGGAGTGAGCTAGCTACAGCCCGTCGGGCCCTCAGACAACATGGGACCGCGCTGGAGGGGGAATTATCGATAGAAGGCAGAAAGTTTGTGGACCATAGTGAGACACCAGATTCACGTGAATTTAAGGAAGCGTTGTCTGATGTAATTAACAAAGTACAACTTGAGGTTTCTCAAGGAAAACAAAAGGATGAAGTGATAAAAAATATGTTCTTGCCATTCGCCGTCGGCGCCCTCAGCGCGACGGGTGTGATCACAGTAATCGAGCAGATTATTGATTCCGCGAACGAAACAGTCGCAGCAGAAGGGGAGGGTGAGCCGGCAGAATACCCTGAGGAGTTGGAAACGGTGGGCGACCAGCCTGAGGTTGCTGTAGAAGAGGAGCCGTGGTTAAAGATTGATGATTTGGGCCACGCCGATGAGCCCGAAGCGCCGAACCTACCAGATGGGTCAGAGGACTGGTCAGACGAACAATTTAATGATTGGTTAGAAAAAATGGAGATTGAAGCCGAACCCGAGCCCCCACCCAGTACTGACGACGCCCCGGAAGAAGAAATGTATGAAAATATATTTAGGACTATCAAAGAAGAGACTAGAAGACTACTTAAACAAAGAGGGATAATATAATGGCTAGTGTAATGGATATATTGAACGGCATTTCAACAGTAATGTCGCAGAAGGCTTTTGATGGGGCTCTCAATGACAAGGGACAACCCATTGAACTTGGCTTGAACCGAGAAGAAGGTGATCCTCTTATAGATTCGAGGGTGATGGACGGATTTATGGTTTCATTTCATGGGCCGATTCTAAGGATTAAGTATTCTTCCGAAGTTAGACTTAAACAGGTCCACGACACTAACAAATTTGAAGGCGAGATTGAATCAACCATTCAAGACATAGCCAACTTTATCAAATCAGAGTATAAGAAAACAACTGGGAATACATTATCTTTGACGGCTGAAGGGGATGCAGAGATGCTCGTCCAAAACATATCTCGTCTACGCACGTGGGTTCAGGCTCACCGAGACTATAAGATTGGTGGCCTCACCGGCGTGGAAGAAATAGAACAACCGAGTCGGGAAGGTCCTGAGGAATCATTTAGGAAATTCTTGGGTATGGACGATAGTGGGTTAGCTACAGGTACGGGTCTTTTGGGGAAAGACGCCTTCCCCGACGCCTTGAAGCCAAAAAATGTGATCGGTAAAAGAGATGAACAAAAATAGAACTGTTTAAAATGCATGAGCTATCAACTGACCAAAAAAGAAATTACAAAAGAGGTTGTCAAATCCGGCAAGGATCCAGTATACTTCATAAACAACTATACTAAAATTTCTCATCCTGTCCGCGGACTTGTTCCCTTTAAAACTTACGACTATCAGGCAACTTTGTTAGAGGGTTTTGTTGATTACCGCTTTAACGTTATTCTGAAAGCGCGCCAGTTGGGAATTTCTACCATAGTAGCGGCTTACATTGTGTGGCTAATGTTGTTTTACCGAGATAAAAACATTCTCGTTATGGCAACAAAATTTGGCACTGCGGCAAACTTGGTGAAGAAAGTTAAGGCTATGATCAAGCAATTACCTCCATGGGTTCGAATTGCAGAAATATCTGTGGACAATCGCACCTCATTTGAATTAAGTAATGGATCTCAGATTAAGGCTTCCACCACAAGTGTGGATGCTGGCCGTTCCGAAGCACTCTCTCTTTTAGTAATAGACGAAGCTGCGCACGTTGATGGATTGGATGATATCTGGACTGCTCTTTACCCTACTCTCTCTACTGGCGGCGATTGCATTGCTTTGTCGAGCCCTAATGGTGTAGGTAATTGGTTTTATAAAACATATACCGATGCAACTTCCGGCAATAATGACTTCTTTCCAACTATCTTACCATGGCAGGTGCACCCTGATCGCGATGATGAGTGGTTTGAGAAAGAAACTAAAAATATGTCGAGGCGTCAGATCGCGCAAGAATTACAGTGTAACTTTAATACGTCAGGGGAGACTGTTTTACATCCTGATGATATCACGTGGATGACAACCACGACGAAGGAGCCCAAATATAAGACTGGGTTTGATAGAAACCTGTGGATTTGGGAAGAGTATCAGCAGGATAGTTCTTATCTTCTGTCAGCAGACGTTGCACGAGGCGATGGAGAAGACTATTCTACTTTTCACATAATAAAATTAGAAACAATGGAACAAGTCGCTGAGTATCGTGGTAAAATAACTCCTGACTTATTTGCTAATATAGTCAACACAACTGGAAGAGAGTATGGTAATTGCATGGCTGTAATAGAAAACGCAACAGTGGGTTTTACAGTGTTAGACAAATTAGCTGAAATGGAATATCCAAATCTTTATTACTCCACCAAGGGGAGTCACGAGTATTTAGATCAGTATGAAGCTGATTTGGTTTCTAACTCTATTGCAGGCTTCACCACTTCCACGAAGACGAAGCCACTCATAATAGCTAAGCTGGAAGAGTTTATTAGGAATAAGCATCTTAATATATATTCGAGTCGCTTTGTGAGTGAGGCCAAAACGTTTATTTGGTATAACGGGAAAGCTAAAGCTATGCGAGGCTATAACGACGATCTGATGATGAGTATGGCTATAGCGTGCTGGGTTAAAGATACTGTTTTAACTGTTAACCAAAGAGAGTTACAATATAAGAAAGCGTTTCTTGATTCCATTATTGTTACTAACACGAATTTTGATACTCGGATTGCCGGCATGATAGGTTACGACAAGACAAACAAGTATATGGACGAGAATACAAAGGAAGATATTAAACCATTTAAATGGTTGTATAAAGGATAATAAATGGCTGACAGAAAGAAAAACCCGCGCAATTCTAATACTGAGTTGTTCCGTAAATTAACTCGCTTGTTATCGGGTCCCTTAACGAACTATCGTAAGCAGACGCCTCGCCAGCTACGACGTATCCAGTTAGATAAATATAAATTTCAGTCGGCCGGCGGCCTGTCGTTTAAAAAGACGGAATATAACCCGTTTTCTGGAATGCAGTCTAACTACCTACGTAACCAGAACCGCGGCGATCGTTATGTGGACTTTGATCAGATGGAGTACACCCCTGAAATCGCATCTACTTTAGATATTTACGCGGATGAAATGACAACGTCCAGTAATTTAAACCCGCTATTAACGATTGATTGTTCGAACGAGGAAATCAAGTCTATCTTAGAGACTTTATATGAAAATATCCTAAACGCAGAATTCAATTTGTTTGGGTGGTGTCGTACGATGTGTAAGTATGGAGATTATTTTCTTTATTTAGATATCGATGAACATGAGGGTATCACAAACGTTATAGGCCTTCCTCCTGCAGAAATTGAGCGTTTAGAAGGCGAAGACAAAGCCAATCCCAACTATGTACAATTCCAGTGGAATTCAGGTGGCTTGACTTTTGAAAACTGGCAGATTGCCCAATTCCGCATTTTAGGAAATGACAAATATGCGCCTTATGGGACATCGATTTTAGAGCCCGCCCGCCGCATATGGCGGCAACTCATCTTATTAGAGGACGCAATGATGGCATACCGCATCGTGCGTTCTCCCGAACGACGTGTTTTTTATATCGATGTGGGGAACATTTCAGCGGAGGATGTAGATCAGTATATGCAAAAAGTGGTTACACAAATGAAGCGTAACCAAGTAATTGATCCCGCCACCGGCC